TAATTAGTAATATTTATGTGTAGTAAACCCTCGTTCTAGGGAGAGTGAACTAGAACATAAATATACATGGCAAATGAATTCGTAGTACGCAACGGACTGCTTGCGTTAGATAACAGTGTTATAAGTGGTTCTTTAACAGTAACCGGTGGAATAACAGGTTCTTTTTCAGGTACAGGTTCGTACGCTGCGTTTGCTTTATCATCATCTAATTCACTCACTTCATCATTCGCTTTTCAAGCAGCTAATGCATCTAACGCTGTTAGTGCATCATTTGCAACAGTAGCTGCTAATGCCTCTAGTGCATCATTTGCTACAAACGCTTCAACAGCTGCTAGTGCATCATTTGCTACTAGTGCAGCAAATGCAACTACAGCATCTCATGCTTTAAATGCAGTAACATCATCCTTTGCTACGTTTGCTTCAACTGCAGCTAGTGCTTCGTTTGCATCTAACACAGCAACAGCAGCTTCTGCCTCGTTTGCTACAAACGCTTCAACAGCAGCTAGTGCATCATTTGCTACTAATGCTGCTAGTGCAACTACAGCATCCCATGCTTTAAATGCAGTTACTGCCTCACATGCTTTAAATGCTGTAACCGCATCTCATGCATTGAATGCTGTAACAGCATCTTATATTCAATTAGCTGCTAGTGCATCTAATGCACTATCTGCTTCATATGCACTAAATGCATCTAATGCTACTAGTGCATCATATTCTAATTTTGCAATTTCATCTTCATTTGCAAGTAACGCAGCAAACGCTTCTACAGCGTCATTTGCTGCATTTGCCTCTACAGCTTCAAATGCACAAACATTAGCACCAGGAACTACAGTTTCTGCTTCAAATATTTACGTTAATAATAATTTATTTGTTGCTGGTACAGCATCATTTGGTTACTTACAAACAGTAACTGGTTCAGCTGTAATTATAGGTGAACAATTTATTATATTAAACGCAGATTCACCTATATCTAGATATGCTGGTATTCAAATTTATGATACTGGATCAGCATCAACTGCCTCATTTGAGTGGGACGGTGTAAGAGATAACTGGATTATAGTTGAAGAAACAGGATTATCAGCTGGTATTTTAACTGGTCCTACAGGATCAAAAGGTAGTGAAGTATTCCCTACAACAAATGCAATATTAAAAGGTACAGGGCACCATACAGTAGGTAATAGTAATATTAGTGACAATGGAAGTATTGTATCAGTTAATTCAAATACACAAATAACTGGTAGTTTAATTGTATCATCAGGTGTAACAGCTAATTTAACTGGAACATCTTCATTTGCAACAACAGCATCTTATGCTGGTGCTGCTTCAAATGCAACTAGTGCCTCGTTTGCTACTAGTGCAGCAAATGCAACTACTGCTTCACATGCAGTGAATGCAGTAACTGCATCTAGAGCATTGAATGCTAATACAGCATCTTATGCTACGTTTGCAGCAACTGCTACTAGTGCCTCGTTTGCTCCTAGTTTAGAAACATTAGCAACAGTAGCTGCTAGAGGTGCTACTGCAAATAATGCTATAGTAATTACTCCAACAGGAAAAACATTACAATTAGGTAATGCTGCTAGTGAGGGAGGAGCTGGTGTTTTATTTGCTGGTTCTCTTGCAAATAAAAACTGGTTTATAGGTAACCAATATAATGTAAATGCTGGTCTTGAATTTACTCCTACTGCTGCTGGTGATAGTACTACTATTGGTACTACTCCTTCGATGGTTATTAATGAAGGAGGTAGTGTTGGTATAGGTACTACATCACCTGCTTATAAATTAGATGTAAATGGTCCATTAAGAGTTAATGATGCTATTTATTTTCAAGGTACCCTTATAGATGAAGCTGCTAATGAACCATCATACACTTGGTTAAGAGTACAACCATCCTCAGGAGATAAAGCAGGTGTTTTACAAATAGGACCCTCAGGAACTAATAAAACTGGTGTAATTGAACTATATCCTTCTAGTTCATTTAATACTGCTTTAAGACATGTTATAGCAAATAGTGGTAGTAATGCTACATTAAGAATAGGAAGTGATGCTTCTGCTTTGCCGATTCAATTTATTTCTTCAAATTCTCCTACAGTAACAATATTAAGTGGAGGTAGTGTTGGTATAGGCACTACATCACCCCCAGGTAAGTTAGCGGTTGAAACTGATACTTTTAAACGAGCTATTTTTATAAATTCTACCTCATCAACAATTACAGATTTTACTGCGGGGGGTACAGGTATAGCTTTTTCAAGAGCAACAGATGGTTCAAATAATTTACATGCTATTTTTGCTTATGAAAGTTCAACGACTCATAATTTTGCTTTAGCAACTAGAGGTAATTTAGTGTTTGCAGCTGGAGGATCATCTACTTATACATCTGCTCCTGAACGTATGAGAATTACAGATGGAGGTAATGTTGGTATAGGCTCTACAACCCCTGCTTATAAACTAGATGTAAATGGAGGAGCAGCAGATACAACAATAGCCGCTCAAAATACAGGCCAAAATGCTGTTAGATTAAGACTCACAAATGAAGAAAGAGACTTTATAATAACAAATAGCCCAGCAGATGATTTATTATCGTTTTTTTATGGTGGAGTTAATAGATTACAATTTAACACAACAAACCAATGGTTTAATAGTGGTAATGTTGGTATAGGTACTACAGCTCCATCATCACAAGTTCACATTAACTCAGGAGGCTCATATACAAATACAGACGCAAATAATAGATTATTTATTGAAAGAGATAGCCATGCTTATATATTATATAGCTCCCCAGATGAAAGAGATCAAGGTTTACATTTTCATAATACAACAGATAATGCAATTGTAGGTCGTATAGCATATTTTCATAGAACAGCAGGTGATTCTATAAATCTTAGTGTTGCTAGCTCTATAAGAATGACTGTTTATGCTGATGGTAATGTTGGTATAGGTACTACAACTCCAAGTGAAAAACTTCATACTATTGGGAATGTCAAAATAGAGCAAACATCCAATACTAATGCCGTTCTTACTTTAAACCCAAACTCAGGAACATTAGGAACAGGTTATCAATGGAATTTAGTTGGTGTAAACTCAGGAGGTAATTATGCTTTCCAAATTAGAGAAGCATCTTCTACATATTTGACAATAACTAACTCTGCTGGTGGCACAGGTGGTAGCATTGGTATAGGCACTACAGCACCCTTAGCTAGACTCCACACATATGTTGGAACAAGTACTGTAGCATCAGCTTCTAATGCTATTGGTATATTTGAAAGCAGCGTTAATGGTGTAGTTCAAATAAATGGTCCTGATGCTAATTCAATGGGTCTATTTTTTGGAAGAACAGGAGCAGCATATTACTCAGGTATTGAAAGAGCAGGAACTGATTTATATTTAAAAAATAATAGCTCTGTTGCTGTAACAATTAATAGTGGTGGTAGTGTTGGTATAGGTACTACAAATCCAGGTAATAAACTATCTGTTATTGGAAGTGCTGCTGTAGTAACAGGTAATTTATTACTAACCCAAGGTTACGGTATTACTTGGAACAATGGCGATAACTACATACAAGGAATTTCAGGATATCATTTACAATTTACTACTTACGATGGATCTTCACAGACAGAAGTAATGAGACTTACAGGAGGATCATCTGGTGGTGCAAGAGTAGGTATAGGTACTACAAATCCAGCATATAAACTAGATGTAGCAGGTGAAGCTAGAATTACAGGCTCAGTAATAGGAAACCAAAATTCTATTATTGGTGGTGCTTTTGGTACTACAACTTTAGCTAATATACCTAGTGCAACTGGAGCTACTATAGGAACATATCTTAATACTTTTGCTTTTATAGATTTAGCAACACAAGCCGCTAATGGTTCTTGGATTGACTTTAGTTCAGGAAGTGGGGACGATTATCAAGGTAGAATTAGATATAATAATAGTCTTCAAAGCATGTATTTTTATACTAATGCTTCTTCTACCCCATTAGTAAGCTATACAAGTACTAATGTTGGTATAGGCACAACATCCCCATCATACAAACTTCATGTAGCGGGTGATGTATTCTCTACAGGCACAATTCAAACTGATGGAAATATCTATATTTCTTATAATGGAGGTAGATTATATTTTGATAGACCAAACGGTGCTACCGTTGGTGCTGTAGGATGGAATACAGACGATAATTTTTATGTTGGTGGTCACCCCGATTATGGTCCTGGAGCAGGTAATGACGTTATAGTTAGAGGATTTGGAGCTAATCTTATTTTAGGAACAGCTTCAACAAACTATGTTTGGTTAAACTCTAGTGGAAATGTTGGTATAGGCACTACAGCACCAACACGAAAATTACATATAGGTTCAGGAGCAGGAAGTAGCCCATGGATGTTATTACAAGGATCCTTTACTACACCCGCTATTGATCATTCAAGAATTTATTTTAATGATTATAATTTTGGTATAGGAGCTGGCAAATGGTCTTCTGGCGAAGCATCAAATGATGATGATCTTTATCTTTGGTCTTATAATGGTACTGGTAGAGATATTAGATTTGCAGTAACAACAGATGGTTCAACTGCTGTAACTAGTAGTAACTGGACTACTAACATGATTATTAAAAATAATGGTAGTATTGGTATAGGCACTACATTACCAAGCTACAAAACAGAAGTAGCAGGTGCTGTTGGTCAATACTGGAATGGTACTGCATTTACTAGTACACCTCTTGCGTTAGCAATATCAAATACAAATGCAGGTGGATATGATCCTGTTTTAATACTCCAACAAGCAGATAGTGCTGGGACAGTAAAAAATGCAGGTGGTATAGGATTAGTGGGTACAGCAGCTTGGACCGCAGGTGATAATGCTTCTCAAGTTTCAGATATGTACTTCCTTGTTAAAAATAACAGTGGAGGAATATCTGAAAGAATGCGCATAAAAAGTAATGGTAATATTGGTATAGGTACAACATCCCCAATAGCAAAATTAGATGTACGAGGAGGAAGTGATGGAGATGCAATGATCAGTATGGGATCTAACAGTGTAAGTGGTATATTAAATTCACAAGCAAACATATACATAAATGCTGATTCAGATAATGACTCTTCTTCAGGAGTTATAGGATTTGGATTTAATAGAACAGGATTTACTGGTGGAACGGAAACAATGAGAATTTTAGAAAATGGCAATGTTGGTATAGGAACTACATTACCAAGTTTTAAACTACAAGTAGACCACGGCACAACAACTCAATATGTAGCTTCATTTAGAAATACAGCAGATAATTTACAATTAAAAATAGGTACTACAACTGGTGCTTTATTAAATATTCAAGGTTCAACAATTAGTGCTAATGCTGCTTATAATATTGCTTTACAAGCAGATGGAGGTAATGTTGGTATAGGAATCCCAAATCCAAGCTCACTACTCCACACTTACACAACAACCGCTGCTGATAATGCGGGTCATATCCAATATGAAAATGGTAATACTGGAGTTGGTGCATTAGCAAATGCACAATTAATTGGTAAATCTAGATATGGTACTGCCCAACTAATGGTTTGGGAAAACTATGGTATTAGATTTGGTATGAGAAGCACAGCTAATGGTGGTGCTGGTGATATTTACTTTACTACTGGTACGGATAGTGTTCAAATGGTTATTAGAGGAAGTAATGTTGGTATTGGTACTACAACAGCAGATTCAATGCTTCGTGTTCAAGGAACATCACGCATAACAGGTCAATTTGTTCAAGGTAGTGGTGATGCTAGAGCAACATCCGGAACTACAATTGCACTTACAAGAAATACAGCATTCTCAGCTAATAGTGATATAGGAGATGGTGAAAGATTTTTAAGCATAGTAAACGAAAGCTCAACATCAACAGCATTTTCTAATGTATGCTTTAGAATAAATCCAAATAGTGGAGGCAGCAGTGGCAATGCTATGTTAGATATGAAGTTTGTAAATAATGGATCACTAACTAGTACTTTATACTGGACCTTTAACCACGGTGGTAGCTTTGGTGATAAATTAACATTAACAAGTGCTGGTACATTAACAGCAGCTGGTGACGTAGTAGCATACTCAGATGCTCGTTTAAAAGAAAATATAATTACTATTGATAATGCTGTTGAAAAAGTAACAGCAATGAGAGGTGTATTCTTCAATAAAAAAGAGGATGAAACTAAATCAAGAAGATCAGGTGTTATTGCTCAAGAAATACAAGAAATACTACCAGAGGTGGTTACCACAAGTGCTGATGGTACATTAGGTGTAGCATATGGCAACATCGTAGGTGTATTAATCGAAGCAATCAAAGAACAACAAAAACAAATAGACGAACTCAAATATTTATTACAAACACAAAACAAATAAAATGGCAGTTAATTACAATTGGACGTTCGGTCCACTAGAAGCGTACCCAACAGCATCAGGAGAAACAGACGTAATCTTTATCGTACATTGGCAGTATCATGCTTCTGAAGTAGTAGAAACAACTACTTACACATCAACATCAATCGGTACTATTGGTATTCCATTGACTACAGGTTCAGCATTTATTCCTTATCCTGAATTAACATTTGATGATGTTGAAAATTGGGTAGTAACAGCGATGGGTCCTGAGCAAGTAGCATCTTTAGAAGCTGGTTTAGCACAAAACATTGCTAATCAGATTAATCCACCAGTAGTGTATTTACCAAATCCATGGGATACAACAACAACTACAACTACTACTACAACTAGTACAACAACAACTACAACAACTGAAGAACCAGCATAATAATGGCATTACCAAGCAGTGGACAAATATCGCTTAGTCAGAGTAGATCAGAAATGTCCCAAAGTGCCTTAAACAGCTATTCATTAGCTAGTTGGGCTTTTGGATATTCTGGAGGTAATAATATAGGAGTAGGACCAACAAACTACGCTCCTGTTAATATATTATCCTCAGGATCTAGATGGAATACTTCTGGAAAGAAAATTATTATATCTAATCTTTCAATGTCGGCTTGGTATGGATATGACCATGGTGCTTCTATTCCTACTGGGGTAACAGGTACTTTATATCAACACGCTGATGCAGCTGGATTGTGTTATCCACAAACAATGTTACCAATAGAATTAGGTACTAGTAATGCAACTTATTCTATTAATATATCTGGTTCTGCTGATTATAATGAAGCAATTTCAGTTATATATGGTAAACCATGGGCAGTAAATGGTGGAAGTTCTTTTGCTGGATATCAAGATGTTTATCAAAATACAGGAGAATTTACTTTAAATGTTAGTTTTAACTATAATTATACCTACAATGCAACTAGTGGTAGTAAAATATATGTTGTATTGTGGGGAGCATGTCCTTAAAAATATTATTATATGACGTACAAAGTTTGGGTAGGTACAGCAAATCCTCCCTCTTCCTATGATGTAACATTATATTCTAGAGCAGGTGATACTATAACTAGTGGAGATGAATATAATTTAGAATATAGTACAGATAATGTAACATGGACTTATATTGCTGGTCCTTTAAGTTCAACTAGTTGTACTCAACATTCTACTGTAAGTACTAGTACAGGGATTATATATGTTAGAGCCGTAAGAGATTCTAATAATTTTTTAATTTATGGTAGAGGATCAAATAGTTCAACCTGTCCTGCTAATGCTGGATTTGTATGTGAGTTTAGCGCAACTATTACAGGAAATGAATCTGTAGCATACACTGTATACGTAACTGGTGGTGATTTCTCAAATTGTGCTATATAAAAATAAATTTGGTTGTCTTCCAAATTTTTTATATATTTATATACGAAACCAAAAACAAATAATATGTTAACACTCATCATCGTTTTAGTACTTGCTGCTGCTGTTACCTTTGTATTAATGAGAAAAGGTAAAATTGCTGACGCTAACAACAACAACATTCCTGATGCTATCGAAAAACCAATCGAAGTAGTAAAAGAAAAAGTTGCTGAAGTTAAAGCAGAAGTTAAAGAAGTAGCTGCTAAAGTAAAAAATGCTGCACCTAAGAAAAAACCAGCAAAAAAGAATAAATAATATATGGAAAAAGTTACATTGAAGTTACACGAATTTTATGCTCTAGAAGCAGAATTGAATGGTGTTACTAACCAACAAACCGGTGAGCAATTATCTAAAGGTTTGTTAAGTGAAAAAATTAAGTTAACTACAAAGTATTGGTTACATGACCTTAACAAGAAAGTTGCTGCTGAAAAAGAATCAGTAGAAAAGCTTAAGGAAGAGTTGATCAAGAAATACGGTACTGCATCTGAAGATGGTACTATTAGTATCCCAATGTTCATCAATGAAGTAGTTGATGAAGATACTAAAGAAGTTGTTTCTCGTGAAATTAATCCTGATTTCGTTAAGTTTCAAAACGATTTTAATTCATTGTTAAATGAAGAACGTGAATTAGAATACAAAGAATTCAAATTAGAAGACTTTGAAAACGTTGAAACTGATGGAGTTTACAATACTTTCTTTAAATTAATTAAGGTTGTAGAAGACAATGCTTAAAATAGCTGAAATCGCTAAAGCATGGATAGCTGCGGCTAATCCAACACCAGAACAACAAACAATAGCTGAATATAGGGCAAGCGTCTGCGACGCTTGTCCGAAAAAAGCTTACAATGCAACTATCAATTTATACTATTGTAGTGAATGTGGTTGCCCATTAAGTAAAAAAATATTTAGTCCTAAACCAGGACGCGAAGCTTGCCCATTAGCTCAATGGGAAAAATAATAATATAAGTTATGCCATATCTAACTCCAGACGAATTAAAATCAATTAAAGATTTACAAACTCAATATAATCAAACTATATTCGAGCTTGGCGCTGCTGAAGCACAATTAACCGTTTTTATCCAGCAGTCTGAAAAAATTAAGAAAAGTAAAGAAGGATTAGTATCAGATTTAATGACAATCGAGAAAAAAGAATCGGAACTAGTCGCGTCTCTTCAAGAAAAATACGGAGCGGGTAATATTGACCCACAAACGGGAGAAATCACACCTGTTCAACAATAATCTGCGGTTTATATTGATTTTTGGATATTTATTATTAGGTCAATCCTATTAAAATTTTCAAAAACAATAATATAAAATGGCAGAAAAAATTTTATCTCCTGGTGTATTCCAAAATGAATCTGACCAATCTTTAGTACAACAAGGTATTCAAGGTACTTCAACAGCTGTTGTTGGTCCAACTGTGTTGGGTCAACCATTTGTTCCTACTTATGTTACCTCTTATACTGAGTTTGTGTCAAAATTCGGAGAAACATTTAAAAGTGGTAGTTACTACTACGAATACTTCACATCACAAGTTGCAAAGGATTTCTTCCAGAATGGTGGACAGACATTATTAGTTACCAGAATTGTAAATGGTAGTGGTAGCACAGAAATGAGCACATATGCTTCAGCTAGTGTTTCTGCAAGTAATAATAGTGCTTCATTTTTTCTTGAAACTTTAGCTTGGGGTAGTGTGATGAATAACGTTGGACCTATTGCTGCCGGTGCTTTAGCAAGTGGTAGTGCAACTAACGTTCGTTGGGAAATTACGCAAGTAAGCACAGGTAGTGGTACATTTACATTAGCTGTTCGTTCTGGTAATGATAATACAGCTAGCCCTAATTACTTAGAAACTTGGTCTAATTTATCATTAGATCCAGCTTTACCAAACTTTATTTCTCGTGTAATTGGTGATACTAAACCAGTTTTCCGTATTGATACTTCAGGTACTCCATACATTGATTATACTGGTTCTTACGCTAATGCATCTCAATATATTCGTGTTAAATCAGTGCTTCTTCCAAACATCGATTCAATCGATAATAATGGTAATTTCAAAACTGGATCTTACGCTGCTACATTACCAGCAATAGGAAGTGGTTCAGCAGCAGGTGCTTTTGCAGGTGGTATTCCAGCAACAACATTAGGATCTAATTTTAATGAATTAATTGGTGATGGTTCAACAAACAACAATAACATTCAAGGATTTACAAATCCTGATTATATAACTGCTTTCAGTATATTGACAAATAAAGACGATTATCGTTTTAACGTATTATTAGCTCCAGGTATCGCTGCTAATGGTGCTGCCGCTGATGATATGATTAGTGTTTGTCAAAACAGAGGTGATGCAATTGCACTTTTAGATTGTACTTTGTATGGTCAAACAGTATCTGCTGCTTCAACAGCTGCTTCAAGTCAAAATAGCAATTATGCTGCTACTTACTGGCCTTGGGTTCAATTATACAATTCTAACTTAGGTAAGAATGTATGGTGTCCTCCATCAACAGTAATGGGTGGTGTATTAGCATTCAACGACCAAGTTGGTGCTGAATGGTTTGCTCCAGCCGGTTTAAACCGTGGTGGTGTTCCATCAGTATTAAAAGCTGAAAGAAAATTATCTCAAAACGATCGTGATACATTATATGATGCAAATGTTAACCCATTAGCTACATTCCCAGGAAATGGTGTTGTAGTATTTGGTCAAAAGACATTGCAAAAGAAATCAACAGCACTTGATCGCGTAAACGTTCGTCGTTTATTGATCGCATTAAAAGATTATATTGGCCAAGTTGCAAACAACTTAGTATTTGAACAAAATACAAACGTAACAAGAAACTTGTTCTTAAGCCAAGTTAATCCATACCTAGATTCAGTAGTACAACGTCAAGGTTTATATGCTTACAAGGTAGTAATGGATGAATCCAATAACACACCTGATGTAATTGATAGAAACCAATTAGTAGGTCAGATCTATATCCAACCAACTAAGACAGCTGAATTTATTATATTGAATTTCAACGTACAACCAACTGGCGCTACATTCCCTGCATAAGGGGATGTAGTTGCTAATATTTATTAATAGCAATTTAAACACAACATAAAATGGCAGTATTAAGTGCAAACGAAATAATGTTCACAGCGTTTGAGCCTAAAGTTCAGAATCGCTTTATCATGTATATAGCTGGTATTCCTGCTTACTTGATTAAAAGTGCTACTGCTCCTGGATTCGAAGCTGGTGAAATTATTTTAGATCACATCAACGTATATCGTAAAGTTAAAGGTAAAGTACGTTGGAACGACATGACTTTAAACTTATATGATCCTGTAACTCCATCAGGCGCTCAAGCTGTAATGGAATGGGCTCGTTTAGCACACGAATCAGTAACTGGTCGTGATGGCTACTCTGATTTCTATAAAAAAGATTTAACTTTAGATATCTTAGGTCCAGTAGGTGATATTGTTGGTGAGTGGATTATCAAAGGTGCTTATGTAAAAACAGCAACTTTTGGTGAATACGATTGGGCAAATGAAGCCGCAATCAACTTATCAGTAACAGTAGCTATGGACTATTGCGTATTGAACTTCTAATTCCTCCTTCATATTTCTTTCTTTAAGGCGTCTGCTTTGCAGACGTCTTTTTTTTTCGTATATTTATATATATAAAACAAATAAAAGTTTATGGCTGAATTAAAAATTCCAACAGAAACAGTTTCGCTACCATCTAAAGGTTTACTGTATCCTGAAACATCACCACTCGCTAGTGGACAAATCGAAATGAAATACATGACAGCTAAGGAAGAAGATATCCTTACTAATGTCAATTACCTCAAAAACGGCACAGTAATAGACAAACTATTACAAGCACTAATCGTTTCCAAAATTGATTACAATGAGTTATTGATCGGTGATAAAAACGCTGTATTAATTGCTGCTCGTATTTTAGGTTATGGTAAAGATTATACCTTTGTTGATGATAATAGTAAAGAAATTACTGTTGATTTAACTAAATTAGAAGATAAAAAGATTGATACATCTATTTTTCAACGTGGTGTAAATGAATTTACCTTTACATTACCACACTCAAGTAATAACATTACATTTAAGTTATTAACACAAGGTGATGAACAAAAAATTGAAGCTGAGATTAAGGGTATGCAAAAAGTAAACCCAAATGGTTCATTTGATGTTACTACACGTTTAAAATACATGATTACTTCAGTTGAAGGCAAACGTGAACAAAAAGACATTCGCGAATTTATTGATAATTATTTAATTGCTAAAGACGCAAGAGCATTACGTGAATACTATAATAAAATCTCTCCAGATGTTGATTTGTTATATAAGCCTGAAAGTGGGGACTATGCAGAGGAGGGCATAGTTGTACCTATTTCTATTAGCTTTTTTTGGCCTGACGCTTGATTATAGATTAGGATTATTCACCCAAATCCACGAAATAGTATTTCACGGAGGTGGTGGATATGATTGGGATACTGTTTATAATATGCCTGTTTGGTTACGTAAGTTTACATTTGAAAAATTAAAGGAACACTACGAAAAACAACAGGAAGCAATAAATAAACAGCAAAACATGCTTAAAAATGTATCTAATAAAGAATTAGCAAAGCCCGACATTGCTCCTAAACCAACAACTACAACACCAACATACACAGCGAAGGTACCTAAAAAATAGGTACCTTTAATATTTATATGTCGTAATATTATATATCTTAAATGGCAGATCCAGCACAATTAGCACAACAACTAGAAGATCTCAATAGAGAACTAGATAAGGTAGAGGACTCAATTAAAAGTATAGCCGCTAGCCTTTCTAAAGGACTTAAATTGGATGATGTACTGAGAAAATCAGCGCAGGCTACTAGAGACTTAGCTGATGAATTTGAAAGAGGAGAAAATATTACTAAAAAAGTACAAAAGCAACTTAAAGCTAATAGAGATGTTATTGAAAAACAACTTCTAAAAGAAATTGAACTTCGTGCTAAAGGGTATAAGAAACTTGCTGATAATGTAGCATTACAAAGACAAATAGTAGAAAGATCTGATGCTCAATTAAGAACATTACAAAAAATAAATGAAGAATATCAAAAGCAAAATAATTTATTTGCTTTACTAGGATCTAAACTAAAAGACTTTGGAAAATCCATACGAGAATTTTTTAGTGTAGCCAGCATCTTTAAGATGCTTATAGATGGCGCTTTACGCTTTAATAAAATATCAGTTGATATTAGCAAAAATTTAGATTACGGAGCGGATAATGCTAATAGAGTAACCAATGAAATGGTTAGGATGGCAAGAAGCTCTGATAACATAAATGTTACATTAGCTAATGCCGCTGAGGCAATGAGTCAATTAAATTCTGCTACTGGATTTAATGTTGAACTTTCAAGAGATGTTCTTGAAACTCAAATAATGCTAACTAAACAGCTAGGATTATCAGGGGATGAAGCAGCTATTGTTTATAAGTTTTCATTATTAACTGGAAAATCATCTTCCCAACTTGAAAAATCTTTATCTAGAGCATATGTAACAAATAAAAATGCTCTTAAAGTTGGTACATCATATAAAGAAGTTTTAGCAGCTTTATCCAAAACATCAGGTGAATTAGCTGTTAGTTTAGGAACTAATCCTAACGTATTAGCTAAAGCAGTAGTACAGGCTAAAGCATTTGGTACTACACTTGAACAAGTAAAATCACAAGGTGATGCTTTACTTGATTTTGAAACATCACTTGAAAACGAATTAAAAGCTGAATTATTAACGGGAGAACAGTTAAACCTAGAAAGAGCTAGAGCAGCCGCGTTAGCAGGTGATCAAGTAGCACTTGCTCAGGAACTTAATAACCAAGGTATGACTTTGGCTAAGTTTGAAAAGATGAATGTTCTAGGCCGTAGAGCATACGCTCAAGCCTTAGGATTATCTTCAGATGAACTTGCTGATCAGCTTCGTAAGCAAAAAATGGCTGTTGAAAGTGGTAAATCACTTGCTCAATTAACCCAAAAAGAAGCTGATGAAGCTAAAAAAAGACAAGATATACAAACTAAGTTTAACCAAGGTATTGATAAATTAAAAGATACAATTGGTAATTTATTAGCTGGTCCTTTAGGTGCCTTTATAGATTCATTAGCAAATGGATTAAATTATGTAAATAAAATATTTAGTGTATTTGGTAAAATGGGTGGCTTAATCTCTAAATTCTTTGGAGGTAAAGTTGGTAATTTCTTAGGTGATGTAGCTTCTGTAGCTACAATAGGTGCCTTAATTGCTATTGTTACTAGATCATTAACTAAAGGTACATTTTTTAACCCAATGATCACTAAAGACATTGGTGCTATTGGTGGTGGGGGTGGATTAATGAATATGTTTGGAGGAGGTGGAAAAGGTGGTGGATTAGGTAGAATAGGAAAAGCATTCAAAGGTGGTGGTGTTGCAGGTGCTAGTAAAGCTATAGGCCGAATGGCTAAAGGAAGTAGTGGACTAGCTAAATTAGCTAAAGGCACAGGATATTTGTCATGATTATGTGCAGGTACTGATTTAGCAGGCAATCTAACAGATGAAAATAGAAGTACAGGTAATGCCTTAGCTAAAACATTAGATCAAAATAAATTTACAGCATTAGGTGCTGGTATAGGTGCATTGTTTGGAGGTGTTGGTGCTATACCAGGTGCCGCCATTGGTGGTTTATTAGATTTTGCATTAGGTGATGCTACCCAAATAGTAAAAGATGGTATTGCATCTGCTAGTAGAGGGCCATTTACTATTATGGACTCATACGGTTCAACAGCTGTTACAAGTAAAGGCGACGGCTTAGCTGTATCGCCAAATATTAATGCGGGTGGCGGTGATTCATCCGCAGTTATTGCTGCTATTAATGATCTTAAAACAGCATTAATGAACCGCCCAATAACAATTAGTATGGATAGTAGACAAGTAGGCTCAGCATTGGTTCAAAGCTCATACAAGTCTGCATAATTTAAAATATTTATATCAAACGTTTAAAATATAAAAAACCATGGGATTATTAGACAAATTAGCTACTGATGGAACATTAAGTTTAAGAGGTGGACAACCTGTAAACTTTGGTGTTAACCCAGTACCGCCAAACTCATTACACAACCTATACTCAGTAGATGGTAACCCTGATGTAACTTGGAGATTAATTAATAGAAATCTTCCAATGAAACCACCACCATCAACTATGGATGAATTAGATCCAATTGCTCCTAATTTAATACCAACAGGAGTAGTATCACAAGTATACAAATCTAAAACTGGTCGTAGATATAAAGATTTAGGACCAATTGAAGGACGTTATTAATAACTTGTTTTAAATGCCTTTACTTAATTTACAAACGGACTTAAAATCACTTAAGTACGGGCAAGATCAGCCTGGAGGGGGAAGTAGTGGTCAACCTTTCATTACAACCAACATTAACGATCCCCATGGTACTAGAGTTAATTTTGGAAGCAATAGTATATTAAATTTAGTAGGAATAAATAGTATTCCTTTAATCCCCAATGTTTCATCTGCTTTAAATAGAAGCAATATAGGAAGACTTATTGGTGGTTTTTTAAATAGTGATGATTTTATTAGAGGAGGGGCTCTAGGTTCTGTTCAAGCATCTATTAATGATGCTTTTCGTATTGGTAGTTTTCTTTTATCTCCACCTAAAGGTCCAATATTCATAGCAAAACAAATAGGATTACAATTAACTAATCCTAAATTAGAAGTAAAAAGAGGATTAAGAGGGGTAGCAGCAGGTGCTTTAGCTCCTGGTGGTTTATTAGGTACTGTAACAGGAGGTGTATTAGGTCCTACTCGTATTTACAATTTAGGTATTAATACATTAGCACAAACAGGTGTTAATGCTTTTGGTCTTCATTTTGTAAGACATGGTCTCGGACCTGTTCAAGATGATGATACTAAATACGAAGCTGTAGTTACTTTTAATAATGATAGTCCTAACAGTATACAAAACAGATTAGTAGAATTAAAAAATAAATTTAGCTTAGGAGATAACCAAACAAATTTAGTTTTAACTCCTAGATTAACTAGAACTATTAATACTGCTTTATCTGCTTTTAATGCACTTACTGGAACTAATTTCACCCCAGTTAACTACAACCCAGCACAGCTTACTATTGACAGATATCTTACAGGACCTGGTTCTATCTATGGTATTGGATCTACAATTATTCCAAGAACTAGTTTTACAGAAGATAAATTACAAATAGATAGATTAGCTAGATTACAAAATACTAATTTAAGACTATCTCAAAATAATGTTAATTATTATAATATACAGGGAGTATCACAACAGTATTTTACCCCTACACAGATAGATGAATTTAACTCTATAGACGTAGCTAGACCAAAATCAAAGCCAAGTACTCTAGACACAGCAACTTATAATACTACACAAACATCAGCTGTTGCTTTAACAGTAACTAATAATGTAATTTCTAGTCAAAATGGTACTTTACAAAATGTACAAGTTAGTAGAAATATTCCTGTACAAAATGCTACCTATAGAAGATATAAACAAATAATTGATTCTAAAAAATTAAGAGAAAGAACATTTACTGTTAATGGAAACCAAGTTAATGAATTTGGATTGTATGGCACAAATAATCCTGATCAAATAGTTGGTGGTATTATTGGAAAAGAAGTATTACCAACTGCTACAACATATCCTATTTATAGTAATGGAGATAAAATAGTAAAAATAAATATTCCTTGGAATAAAGTAACTCGTGAATTAAGAGTAGGAAGTGGATTACAAGATCAGATTAACTTAACTCCTATATTTAATAGTGTATCTGGTTCATTACCTGATAAAGTTACTATTTTTGATCCCACTACTCAAAAAAGAATAGAACATAATATAAACGACTTAGTAAAATTTAGAATACAAGCAATAGCAGGTAGTAATCCTCAAAGCTCTAATTATATGATATTTAGAGCATATCTAACACAATTTTCAGATAATACGGATGCTGCTTGGAGTTCTGTTAAATATAGTGGTAGAGGTGAAGACTTTTATATATATAACGGTTTTTCTCGTAAAATACAAATTTCATTTAAAGTAGCAGCATTATCCGCTGAAGAAATGAAGCCAATGTATCAAAAATTAAATTACCTAATGAGTAATTTAATGCCTGATTATGAAAATAATTTAATGAGAGGACCATTGGTAAAAATGACTGTTGGTAACTGGATTGACAGTCAAGTTGGAGTTTTAAATAGTATTTCGTATAATGTGCCTCAAGATTCACCTTGGGAAATAGCATTAAATGAACCTTTACCTGGTGCTAGTGGTATTGATACAAAAATGTTAATATTACCTCATATTGTTGAAGTAAGTATGACATTTACACCTATTGGTTCTCAAACTAAGGGTGTTAACTTGATATCTGAAAAATCAGAAAAAGCATCACATATAGCTCAAAACGTAAACGATTATCAGTTTATAGGAGACAACATATATAGAGAAAACACATAGTATGAATCGTTATTATAATGTTCCCATATTAAAAACAGCGAATACAGATCGCCCTTATTATAAAGGAAGATTTTATCCAAACATTCCTTTAACGGAGAATGATGTGTATGTTATTACAACTGTTGGGGACAGATTAGATTCATTAGCATTTTCATACTACGGAGATCCAACATTATGGTGGATAATTTCAGTTGCTAATAACAACATTACTAAAGGTGCTCTCTACCCAGATCCAGGTACTCAATTAAGAATACCTAATCCTAATAATGTAAATTCTTTATTAGAATCTTATAATCAATTTAATCAAGCTAGATAATGTTATGTCAATATTTAAAGAATCATTTAAACAGGGTGTTAGGGATCAGATAACAGCGAGACAAAATGCCATTAGTAGCATTCCTCGTTCTGCTGATTCTATTCAATATTTTAATTCTCGCAATGCTTGGATTAAAATGAGTTCTGCTGTTAATGTGGCTGGTGACAATGGTGATTTAGCTAGAAAAAATACTTTATTAGGTGGTGTTTTATCATGGAATGGTAGCAGTTATGGTCAAAGAGCAGGAGTTGGTTCTTCCAATGAAGCTTACAGCACAAATACATCTGGTGGTACTCCTCACAGATTAGGTATCAGGCCAATGCCTGGTATTACTTCAATACAAGTAAGATCAAGATCAGCATATGGTTCTTTAAGAGAAGTTACTGTAAACTTCCAATGTTGGGATATTAGACAACTTGAAGAACTAGAACTATTATACATGCGCCCCGGATATTCAGTATTAGTAGAATGGGGATGGTTTCCTTATTTAAATAACAAAGGAAATCTTCAAACCGCTATTAATAAAAGTGATTATCTTTTTTTAGGAAAAACAAAAGAAGAAATTTGGTCTGAATTATTTAAACGCTCTTCTCAAGATGGTAATTTTGATTCAGCATACGGTCTTATAAAAAACTATAGTTGGTCTGCTCGTGATGATGGTGGATATGATTGTAATACTACTATTATAACAATGGGTGAAGTATTAGAATCATTAAAAGTTAATTATGGTGCTTTTGATGTAAGTGATTTACAAACTAAAGGTTTATTTCCTCTTAGTAAACCATCAAATGCTTTTCAATCAAATACTTCAATTATATCTAATCTTCTATCAGCTATTGGACTAGGATCAGGTACACCACCCCCAGGACTTAAAGATGATATAGCTAATGCCTATGCTCAAAACATTATAGCAGGAATCTGTGCTGAATTGTATAATATTGCAATTGCTAATCCAACAGTAGCTTCTAGTAAGGTATCATCTTATACTTTAACAGACAGCAATAATAATAATTACTCATATGAATTTATAAAATATAGTGTAACATTTCAAAATATGGCTGGTCCTACTATTACAGATGGTGACCAACAGATTTATATTCGTTTAGCTGATTTTGTAGAAATATTAAATAAATATGTTATATTAAGTGATAAAACTAATAAAAGTCCTATTTCAAAATTATCAGTAAGTGATGCTGGTGATTATCAAATTAACCAAACAGGATCTTTATTACAATGTTTAGGTGACATACATCAGATATCAACTAACCCATACGTTTGTTTAATTAAAAATACATCATATGATGACCCAAAAACAAATTTAGGAGTTGATGGATTAGATGTTACCTCTGTTAAAAGTTATATGGCAGTAATGAAATATAACTACTTAGATATTACTACTGAATTTGGTACTATAGGTAATATATACGTTAATTTAGATTATTTGTATGGATTATCTATTAATGATACTTTAGCAGCACAAGATAAAAAAGAAAAAAATAATCTAATATTATTTGATTATATTAAATCAATAATGTCAGGTATAAACATAGCAATAGGTAATGTAGCTAATTTTGATATATTCATAGATCCAATAGATTCTGTAGCTAGAATTATTGATGTAAACTATGTTGATAACAGATCAAGAACAGATGCCTATAATAATGCTTTTGAAATTCAAATTCAAAATTTAAAATCAGTTGTAAGAAGCTATAGATTTGAATCTCAGATTTTCCCCGAAATGTCAAGTGTTATAGCTATTGGAGCACAAGCTCAAGGAGGTGCTTTAGCAGAAGACACTAATACATTAGTAGATTTTAATAAAAACTTAGTAGATAGAGTTATACCTAAAAAAGATGCTCCTACTTCTCCAATTGATCCTAGTGTCCCTACAGAACTTCAAACTAAATTAAATAATTTACAACAAAACTGGGGTAATATAGCTGAATATTTTATAGAATTAAACCCAGATTGGTGGGAAAGTAAAGGTGATTACGATGTAGAGCAATCTTCTAAATATGCTAATTCACTAAAAGATATTATTGGGTTTTTTAAAAGTATTATAAATAAAAATACTAAAAATAGAGCTATTATTCCTACAAAATTATCTCTTGAAATGGATGGTATTGGAGGAATGATTATAGGAAATATGTTTAAAATTCCTAAAGATATAATTCCTAAAGGATACGGTGGTGACTTAAACTACAACTCAGGAAGTAGTGCTGGTCCTCAAAAATTAGCTTATGTTGTAACAGGATTAAATCATACCATTCAAAATAATGATTGGACTACAACCGTTGATGCTCAATTTATTGTACTAGATGAACCTAGTGGTTTAGATAAAAGCAATATCCAAACTATTCGAGCAATTAATAGAACAGTTACAACTGCCTCACCCGCAATTACAAATGCAGCACCACCACCAGCAAATGCTTCTAGTTTAGGATTTGGTTTGCCTTTAGCTACACCTTTTACTTTTACTAGTTTATTAACAAGAGCAAGACAAAAATCATTTGGTGTTCCTGTTACTGTAGGATCTGATGCAAATCACCAAGGTTTAGATTTACAAGGACCTAGTGGTGGAGTAAAAAATGTTGCTTTAAGTGCAACTGTAGGAGGAAATGGAACAACAGGAGATGGAGTGTTTGCTGTTCAAGATGGTACTGTTAAGTTTGCAGGTCCTGCTACTGGATTTGGATGGTGGGTGTATATTAATCACAATATAGGTGGGCAGCAATATACTTCAATTTATGGTCACGTACCTGTAAATAGTATATCCGTTAGAGCAGGAGATACTGTTACAAGAGGACAACAAATAGCTTTAGTAGGAAATGAAGGAACTTCTTTAGGTTACCATTTACATTTTGAATTATGGAAAGGAGATAGAGCAACATTACTTGATCCAGTAGATTATTTACCATATTTCCAATCAAATGGAGGAACAATTCCTGACACTACTCCAATTATTTCAGGAAACAAATATTAATAGTGAGAATACCAAATAACATAATAATAAAAGGTCAGTATACATCAGGGGATGAATTTGTAGATCCTAACACAAATGAGTCATATCAAGGATATTACTATCAAATAAATGAATCTTTTTTTAAGGGAAAGGTATTTAGTATTAATGCCTCTAAAATTATAAGAAAGCAAGATTCAAATAAATTACTTGATAATCCAAAAACAAAAACATATTCCCAAATATCTGGAGTTACGTCTCAACAACTCCATTCACCCGAATATGTTCATTTACCGTTTAGTAATCTTGCGGGTAGTGATTATGCTGAGTCTAATACTGTAAAATATTATGTAAAGAAGCTAAATTTTAATCCTATATTAATTAGAGAGGTAAATAAAATAGCTTTTGAAAGATTAACTAATGATCCTCTTTATCAAACATTAGCTGTACAATCTTCTGATTTAAATAAAATAGATGAACTAGATAAAGCAATGCCTGGTTTAAAAGCTTTTTTGATAGGCTAAAATTTTAGTCTTATATTTAAGGATAAAGGTTATGTTATATGTTTTATGTTATAGAAAGATCATCGCAGTTACCTGCTAAATTTGGAGATTGTTTTGTTAGGTTCATTCCTAAAAACGATAACTATCATCCAACACTTACTGATTTAAGTTTAGTTTATATTCGTCCACTTGACGATAAGAAAGGATACATTTTATGTATCGATCATACTGAGTCATTCGGTATTGATAAAGTAGAAATATTAGATTGGTTATTATACCATACAGATAAGCTATGGGTGCTTGATAAGAAAGAAGCAATGCATTGGATGTACCCACTAGCTGATAAATTATTTGACGCTCATTTGTTAGATTTCGTTGACTTAACCCAGACATTAGGTAATAACTGTATTAGCTATTATTATAGTAAATACACTAATTTACCTAATGTCAATTGT